GTATTTCCCCACATTCCCACACTAAAAATTCCCCATCGGGCGAGTTCGGAACAGTCCTAACTCTCCACTCTGGAGAATTAATTTTAGTAGGTTATGTATTTAACTACCTATTTTACCAAATGGATACCAACTTCCGGGATTACCTTCAGAAACACACACCCAACCAATATATCCACCATTTGTAGGATTTGAATTAAAAATTATATCACCTACTACATAATTACCTGATGTAGGTATAGCACTTCTTTTTTCAACAGGTGTATTACCTAAAGCATCAACCCATTTTGAAAGATAAGCATTATAGAAACATAATTTATTATAATTTCTATCGCCATAAGTTAACCCAGCATATAGATTTTCAGATGGCCTATTACTTGTTACACCACCTTTAGTATATTCACGATTTAGTATTGATATAGGTAATATATGATTTGAAGATTCAACGCACCAACATCTATCTTGCATAATATATAAATATTTGTTTTTAGTACCAGTAACCCAACTATTATCAATATATACATAAATTTTTGTTGTTGGTGTTGAATCTACTAGTCTTATAACATAACCCCCACTATTCATAATAATATTATTATCAATAACTAAATAACCTATATTTTGAGTAGTAATGTAAATTAAGTAATCATCATTAATTAAATTTATTTTATTTTTTGATAAAGTTAAATTACAATTTTCCTGTTTGTTAATTCTTAAACTATTTAAATAGCAGTTTGTAATATTAATTGTACCACCTGTTAATAATAAATGGTATCTTGATGTAGCAGCTTCAATATAACAATTATCAAATGTACTATTACCACCTGTTATATTTAATATATTAAAACCTTTTTCAATATCACAATTATTAAATATAATATTATCACCTGCGGTAATATTTATATTTGTTGACTCACCAACAGAATTATCACAATTTATTAAATAACAATTATTAAATACAATATAATTATTACTTAATATACAACTTTTTTTAAATTCTCTAATAGAACAGTTTGTAAATTCATTACAAAAATTTGTAACATTAATACCAATACCTGTATTATCATTATTACCATATAAATATAAATTATCAAAATTATTATATTTACCACTTATATTTAATAAAATTATGTCTGTATTAATCATAAATTTTATGTCGTGTATAAAATTAAAATTTGAATTTATTTTTATTTCATCTGTAGTAATAATTTCAATTTTATCACTACTACCGCTAATATCAATATTATTATTTGTAAGAGTAAATCCTTTAATAGTGTAATTGTCATCAAATACAATTTTATATTTATCATTTTCATTACAAAATGTTATAATTTTATTTAATATTTCTGTGTTTTCTTCAGCAGTTTTATTTATACTTAATCCACATTTTTTTAAATATATAGTAGTATCTTTTATAAGTTCAGCAACTAAATCACTATAATTAGTTAAACTAAATAGAAATATATTATCAATAACATCAACATTAGTAATTTTTCTAATTTTATATTTTGCACTTCCACCATCACCATAATTATAAAATCCATAAGTTTCAACAAAACTATTTTCAACTAAATTGTTAGCATTTTTCATATCTTCAACACTATTATATGCTAGAATAGATGATACTTGTAAATACTGTGCTATAATATCAGCAAGTTGTCCTGACTCAGCCATCTGGTCTAATTTATTATTTATTTCAGTTTGTACATCTAAATTTTTAAAATAATTTTGTACATATGTTTCTAATTCTGCTAATAAATCAGCATTATTATTTACAACTTCTTCTTGAGTTTTTAAAAGTGATAATATACCACATAAAGTTTCGTAGTAACTCATGCTTTCATCAAATGCAAGTGGTATAGCTTTATAAATATAATTTGTAAATATACCACTTGGTTTTATTTTTTGAATATTTTTATCCATTTTATCATCTCCTTAAAATATTTGCATAAACAAGTCATTTAACTCATTTATTATCATTAAATCAATATTCATTAAATTATTTTTTATATCATTTAATATTTCAATTTTATATTTTCCACCATTTGAGCCTTTAATATTTCTTATGAAGTCTTCGTTATTATTTCCTATACTATTAGATTCATCATTTATTTTACCTTTATTTAAAGTTAAGTTAGTAGCATATGTTTGATCATCAAATATAGTCATGTCAATTTTACCTTGTGGTGTATCTTGAAATAAATTTTTATTATCTGATGTGCTTGTAGATGTAGAATTAGTATTAGTTTTATTAATTCTATTACTTGTTTCTTTTAAATCAACATTATCAAATAGACTATCTTTTATTATTTCTTCTTGAGCTTTATATAATGTATTATAATAAGGCATAATTTCATTTAATTTTTGATTTAAATAAAATTTAAATAAATTAGCAGTTTCAAATCCTATTTCATTTTCATAGTAATGATTTAATATATTATTGTTTAATATATTTCTATAACTTTCATTAAATATAGGATAGTTTTGTAATCCAAAATCAAAATTATTATCTAATAATGATTTAATTGTTATTGTATATTTTGCCATCTTCTTCACCTTCTTTATAATTAATTATATTATTTTCATCTAAATCTAATAAATCTAGTATTTCCTTATTTAAAGATAATTCTATATTTAAATTATATTTTTCATTTATTCTATCACATGCATCTTTTCTAGTTTTATAGAAACAATTTAAATAATAATTTATAAGATCGTCATTTGATTCTACTTCACTAGTAATTAATCTTTCTTTTTTATCAGTATTAGCATTGTCAATACCTAAATATGTAAGAGCTTCATTCCATATTTCATGTTTATGATCTTCTAGTTTATCTATTAAATATGGAGCATCTGTTTTTAATACATTAAGTTTATTTGAAATATCAAATTGTTTATTACCAAATATAAATGGTGTATTTCCTGAGTATTGCATATATACATTTTTTAAAGTAAGTATTGTTTTTGTATCTCCTTCAATTAATACAGGTGTTTTTTGTGCTATTAAATTAGTATCAATAGTTCTTTCAGTTTCATAAAGTCTATAAGCAAAGAGTTGCAGACTTTGACTTGTAGGAATTTCTAAATTATTATTCATTATATAAATAACATCATCAAATAAATAATCTTTATTATAACCTAAAGACCAAGCCATTACTTTTTCTGGTAGCATATATACATTTAGTTTATCTGATGGATTTACTCTAAGTGCTAAATATCCTTTTTCTTTATCTTTAACAAAGCAAGCCCTACCATTTTCATATAGTACAAGTTCTAAGAATCTTGAAGCTCCAAAGCCTGCTACTTCATCTAATCCCTTCCAAGTAAATAATGATGTTGCAATTAATTTTAATCTATTTAAATAATCAATATAAGTTAAATTATTTATATTCATTGCAATATCAGTTTCAGTCATTTTCTTCATTAAATCACCTCCTAGATTATATTATTTGATAAATTATAATTATACATTGCATTAGGATTATGCCATAATGTAACACCACTGTTAAACATACTTCTAATTATATTTAAATGAGATTGAGGTATATCTCCATCAAAATTACATTCTATAGTTTTTACATAATTCCAATTTTCTCTACCTGTAATATTTGGTACTTTTAATTTATTTACTTTATAACCAAACATTGTAAAATAGTCATCTATAATTTTTGCATATTCTTCTTTTATAGTCATTTTATACATGTGGATTCTATTTTCACCAGTTGCAACAGTAACATCACCACTATTTAAATTACCTGATACAGAATTAGGAATAAGTGAATGTTGTGTAACTTGTCCTATAGATTGGCCTATTGCTAAAAGACCACTAGCAATACCAACTGGATTATGTGTTGCTATTCCTACACCTGTAGAGACAAGAGCTCCAGCAGTAGAAAGACCTATATTTATACCATTTTGAGCTAGCCAATTTGTATATTGACTACTTGACCAGTTAAGCTGAGGATATTTGCCACAACTTATACCTTCTTCCCATCTAACACTATCATTTTTATAATTTAGTGGTAATGCTCTCATAGAACAACCAGGACTTAAACAACCATATACTCTTAATGACATTAAATTATCTGTAGTGCCCCATAGTTCTTGATTTAAAACTATAGATTGTCCTGAGTTATTGGAAACATTAATATAACAATATGGATATGTAAATAATTTATTATTTTTTGGTATATAGCCATTTAAATTATTTATTTTACTAATACCAATATCAAAATGTGCAGGTTCGTTAGTTTGAGTAACATATACTGTACCATTTACAGGAGCAAGCCACTTAGGAGCTATAAACATACTAAGTAATGCATCTTTTTTACCATGTGAATCTAAATTAGCTAAAAAAGTTTTTAAATCATTAAAATTATTATTATCCCATCTACAATATTCACAGCCACTAGTAATACCATTATATTTACCTATAGTAAAATTTTCTAGATCAGATGGACCAACAGTAGCACCAGTAATAATTGTTGTATCATTATTATGATTATCTTTAATATGTTCATTTACAACATATTCACCTAATTCAACATTTTCAGGAACAGTATTTATACCAATTGTATCATTATTTACATGTTCTCTTTCAGTAAAACATGCCTTATACTCTATATCAAATTGATATGTTTGAAATACATCTGTTTCAAATGTAATTAAAGTACAATTCTCATTAACATATTGCATATCAGTAATAAAACAGTAATATATTTTATCACTAAAACCAACATTTCTATAAAACATATAATTACAGTTAATTATATCATCTATATTAGCACCAACTTTTACAGCAGAATCATGTCTTTGATATGTATATTCGCTATAACTTTTTACAACAGTAGAATTAAAATAATTTTCTTGCGCTGTAGAATTTGTAAATGTTAGCTGATTTTTATAATCATTTTCAAGAGGAGTTTTACATAAATATATCATGCCCTGTGGTTCTACATTATACATATTATCATTCCTTTCATTAAAAATAGAGGTAAGAGATAAATTCTCTCACCTCTTATTTATGCTTTTGTAACAGTAACTGTTGCTGTATCTTTTTGACCGCTTGAAGCAGTAGCTGTAACTGTTCCAGATCCTTCAGACATTGGAGTTAATGTAACATGAGTATTATCTACTTTTGTTACTGTAAATACTTCTGGTTTACTAGAAGTAAACTCAATATTATCTGTGCTATTTGCAGGAGTAACAGTTATTTCTAAAGTTTCATAAGCTGGAGAACCATTTAAATTTAATTGTACACTATCAGTACCAAATGCAACAGCTGTTGCAGGAGTAGGCTCTTCTGTTGCTAAAACAACAGCATTAGCAAATGGACAAATTGCATAAGTTCCCCAAGCATGCAAATATTCATTCCAAGCCATAACTCTAGCATTATAGAATTCATCAAATCTAAAAACGTTATCGTAAATTTGTAACCAAGATTCATCACAAATTACACCAACAATTTCAGGACTATCAAATTCATCAACTTCAATAACTCTACCTAAGAAATTAGCCTTATCTAAGTTAAATGCACTAGCTAAAGCATCAACATCAACTTCAGCCATAGCATCAGCTTTAATTATAAGTACAACTCTATCAGGGTCAGTCCATGTTTTAATTAGACCATTTGCACCACTAAATTTAGAGTAAGCATTATATTTTGTTGATGGAAAACTTAATTTTTTATATAAAGCACGCACTTTTTTAAGGAAAGCCTTACTTGAAGTTTCATCAGTAGGATTAGTTACTTTTTCTACTATTACCTTATTATTTACATAAGCACCATTTACTAAATCTTTAGTATATTCAAATTCATCAATATAATTACCAGAATATAAAGAAGTAGTAATTGAAGTAATGAAATCTTCAAATTTTTCCCAACTTACAAATGCTCCTTGTAATCCTTCACGGCTTATAGTTTTAGTATATACATCTTGTCTATTTCTTCTATAATAAGCTACGTGAGTATCAGGATCAGTAATTGTAAGAAGTTTTGCCATAGCAGTATTAGAAAATTCATATTTTTCAGCAATTGCAGGGTTAGTAAATATGTCTTGAATATCTGTACCTAGTGGAATACTTCCTTTTTTAAATATAGAAAGTGGGTTACTGTAACTTTTATTTCTAACTATTGTTAAAGCTATTCTATTAATTAAATTAGTAACAAATTCATTAAGCATTGGCTGATAAGCATCATTAAATAAAATATTAGCAATAGTTTGAATATTATCATCAGTAGCAGCTGGTACAGTTTGTACAAATGCCTCTGTACTATTATTTCTAATAAAATTAAATGTTTTTACACCTTTCATATTAGATCATTTCTCCTTTCTCATTAATGATTTCCTCAAGCTTGATTTCTTCATCTTCGCTTTTTGGTTCTTCAGTTTCGGTTTCAACTTTTTCAAAACCTATTTTTTGAAATAATTTTCCATTAACCTTTAATAATTCTTCATTATCTTTTGTTAGATCAGCAACACTTTGAGCTTTACTTTCTATTTCATCAACAGCTAAATTATAATTAGTTAAAACATTTAAAAGTTCTTCACTAACTAAAGCCTGTGTTGTATCATCTAACTTTTCCTTAATTGAAGTTATTAAATTTTTAAATTCTTCTTTAGTTAACATACTTTATCTCTCCTTTCTATAATAATTATAATATAAGTTAATAAAAAAGTCAATTATGTATTGACTTTTTTCTAAAATTATGATAGTTAATATAATTTTATATTATCCCAATTTGTTGTTTTATTCATATAATTTAAATTTACTTGTCTTTGTACTTCTTCATAATAATTACCTAAATTTAATTTTCTTTGTTTACCATTTCCATAATCGCCTCTGATAGTTCTTTTTACTAAAATTAATAAATAATCTTCTTCCTGTGTTAATTTTTTAGGAGTTAATAATTCATTAACTTTTGATTGTACTAAAGAATAATTATATCCTTCAGCTTCTAATTTTGTTTTTCTTTCAGGATAATTACCATATAAACCATTAATTACATCTTTAGCTATTTCATCTAAAGATTTTAAACTAGGTTTTATAATTTCTTCTTTTACAGAAGGATTTTTTATACAACCAATAAAAGTGTAAGACAAGTTCATTCCCCAGTTTCCATTATCATTTTTTCTCGTAGCATTCCAAAAATAAGCACTTCCATAACCTGATTCAGATGTATAAATTGTATTTTCATCAATTATTTTTTCTACAATTGCAACATGTCCTGCTCCATCAGCCCCATTATGAGTATTTCCTTTTTTCCATACCATAATACCACCAAGAGTAGGAATACTTGATATTTCTAAATTGTAAAAAGATTTTGCTCTATCAATAAAATCCTCAGCATTACAATTTAAATATGGATATTTCATCTTACCAATTATTTCATTAAATCTTCCACATGCGTAACCAACACAATTTGCAAGTACATCACTATCACTAGAAGTTGGATAACCTTTAATACACTCTGACACACCACCATTTGAAATAGTATTATAAAATTTATTATTCTGTGGTTTCGTTGTTCTTATTTCCATTATCTTCACCTTCTTTTTCTACTTCGCTTATATTTTCAAGTAAATTTAAATCATCAATTAAATCAGATATTACATCATCATTAAATGTATCTTGAATTTTTAATTCTTTCATTTTATCACCTTCCTATTTATTATTTTTTTCTGTCTGAGTACCAAAATAAAATGCTATTATCATTAAATATATTTCTTTTATATCATAATTTTTAAATAATGCAAGATAACATACAACAAGTGTTAAAAGAATAGTAATTATACTTTTAACTTTTAATAATTTTTTAAAATTTTCCATTTTATCACCTCTATTTATTAAATTTTATTTCATCTTCAATTAAAGTAACTCTATTTTCTACTTTATACATACGATCAATTAAATTATTGTGTGCTATTACATGTTTTTCTAACTGATCTATTCTATAATTTACTATTTTTTTATTTGAAATATTAGATAAAATAGTAGTAATTATTGATGGAATAGCAACGCATAGCCCACTTATAATAGCAACAAGCACTTCTATATTCATCATATCACCTCTATAATAATTATACTATATTTCATAATATAAGTAAATAATATTATCTTTTATAACAACCTGTTTTACTTTAACTTTAGATATAAATTTAAAATAATCTTCATTCTTTTTGAATCTTTTTAATTTCATATTATTTTATGCTGAAATCTGTATCAGCAAGAATAACACCACCTTTTACATGCTTAAATGTTAATTTATGTTCTTTCTCTGTATCACTAGCAAGTATTTTTAGTCCTTTATTAAAGTTTTCAAATGTAATATATTTTCCAAGTTTTTTAGGTAGTCCTGCTACTGTTACATTTAATTTATCATCATAACCAAGTTCAATATAGCATTTCTGCCTTATATACTTTCCTTTAATAAATTTACTTTCTATTTTCCATGCTCCAAGTTTATAATCATCTATATCAACAAATGATTTTAATATGTTTTCATCTATGTCAAGTAAATGTATGCTATCTGTATCAGAATAAATATAATAATCTTTATTATAATTTTTAATTGTATAATCTTTTATAGCTTGAGATGTTCTTATCGTTTTATTTCTTGCATAACTAGTTATAAAACTAGCAACAGGGATATAAATTGAATCTCTTATTTCTTTTGGATACATTTTATATTTAACAATACCTTCTTCATTTAAATATGGATATTTACCTTGTACATTAGGATTTAATCCAAATTTACCATATAAACTATTAAGCATTAATTTACTTATTATATAAAGTACATTATTTTTTTCTTTTTTAGCATTTATCTTTTTTTCACTCCAGTAATCAATATATTGTGTAAATAGTCCCTTAATTCCTTTAAATTTCCACCCACTATGATAGGTTAAATCATAAACATTATAATTTTCAAAAAATAATTTTAAATCAACATTCGTAAGTGTTAAAGTAACAATATCACCTTTTGAAGATTTTACATATTCATTTGGTACAAAACTTAAATTATTTTTTATTTGTATTGATGGTATTTTACCTTCTTTTAATTCAAAACTACAACTAAAAGTTTGAATATATAAACTATATAACTTATCTTCTTTATATTCACCTTCAAAATATAAAGGCTCTCCGAAGGGTAGTTTTTCATATTTCATAACAGAGGGATATAGACTGTTTACATCAAGTACAATACCACTACCAGTTTCTTTTTCTTTATATACTTCATTTAAATATGTAAAGCCACCTTTATAACTTCTTCTTATATCTAAATCAATCTGATATGGAAGTAGTGGAAAGTATTTACTAAAATTAGTATTCATTTCTTTATAATTATGAAGTGCATCACTTCCTATAGTCATTTTTTTTAAATTTTCATTAAACATAAACTCTAAAGCTCTTGCCATAATTTCAACATCATTTTTAATATAATCAATTTCTTCTTCTGTTAATATATGTCCTATTTCTCTTTTAGCATGATAATTGAGTTCTAGTTTTCTAATAGGTAAATTAAAATCTTTTGCTATTTTATCAACACTAAAGTTAAGTATCTTAAGTGAATCATAAATAGTTACCTTATTTATATGTTTTTTATTTTTAGTTTCAAAAAATATTTCTATTGAATAAAACTGTCCTGTATCACTAATTAGTGTAGTAAATGTCTTATCTTCTCTATCTTTTTTATCTTTTATACATTTATAATCATTATTTAATAAATAATTAAAGATATACTCACCATCAAATTTTAGATTATGGAAATACAATACATAATTTTCCCTTTTATTTTTACAAAATTCTATAAATTCATCAATAGAATTTCCATAATAAAAATTATTTATATTTCCAATTTCACAAATTGCATAAGCCCATACTCTACAATCATTTGGATCTGTAGTAGTTTCAAAATCAGCTGTAAACTTACGCATAATCTTTTAATATATCATCTAAATTATCATATAATGCATCATATAAATTAATTACATCTTCTTGATAATCCATACGATTAACATACATTCCACTATTGAAATCAAAATTTGATGTAACAATAGGATAATAGTCTAAAATTGCTCTTATACTTTTATCTTCTTTAAATAGCCTTAAAAAATCGTTAGGTTTTAATTTCATTATTTTCTTTTTCATTTCATTTAGTTTTTTATTATCATAACCATAGTAATATGCTAAATCTGTTAACATTTCAAAATAATTTTCTTTAAAAACAGTATTCATGTATTGCTGATTTCTTCCTGTTGCTTCAACTAATTTTTTAAATCTTTTAAATTCATCAGGTGATAATTTATTAATATCTTTTTCAAGTGCCTTTCTACGTGCAACCAAATTTAAATAATCACTATCACCCATTTCACTAAATGTTGATGATTGTATTTTACCAAATACTTTTGGTTTACTAACTCTTAATCTATTTATCTCACGTGTAATATTTCTTTTTATTCTTGCATTTTCTTTTTGTAGATTTACTAATTCATATTTACTTATTTCTATACCTGTTGTAGTTTTTAAAGTAGATTCAATACCTCTCTCAGAGTATCTTTGTAATTCTTTTAATTTTCTTTTTAATTCTGTTCTAGTATATACACTTTCTTTTAAAGCTTTCTTAGTAATTTTATCAGGTAGTATTAAATCTCTTTGCTCTTTTTCTAGTCTAGCAATTTTCTGATTAAAATTTTTAATAGTTCTATTAATTTCTTGATTAATTTTTTTATCATATCTAATTGCCATTAATATCACTACCTTTCAATGTTTACAATTAAATTTATTTCTTCAATATCTTTATCTTCATATACAACCTTAAACCCTCTTGTTTCAATTTTCTGATATAATTTTAATAATAACATTTTAGTAGCATTTATATTACAACTATACTTTATCTTTAATTTTAAAGTTTCAGATTCAATATATTTTACAAAACTTTCAGCAAATTTCATTCTATAAAAATCTGATGAAAAATAAAATGTTAATCCTTCAACTTTTAATGTGTAAGTGCTATCATTTAAATCATAATAAATACCTCTTTTAGTAATCACAAATTTATTCTCCTTTCTACAAAATAAGGTATAGATTTTATTCTATACCAATGTTAATGTTAAACTTGATTTTCCATTGCCAATTGGTCTTTTAGCAACTTTTACTTTTATACCATCTTCCCAAGTAGGATATCCATAAATTGATATTAATTTTCTAACAACATTATAAATACCATAACTACCTGTAGCATAAGTTTGACCATTTTTATCAAATATAATAGTTCTATATTTATTTTTTAATTCTCCACTTTCATCATCAATTACTTCTTTTTCTTCGCAGTAAATATCTTTAATTTCAATTTCTTGACCTACACAATCGTTAAGAAGTGCATCACATGTTTCAAGTGCATTAAATAAATCTTTTTTATCTTCTTCTTTTTCTACTTTCTTAGAGCAGTACATTTTTGTTTTTACATTACTAAGTAATGTTAATTCTTGTTTTTCTTCCATAATTTTCACCTTTTCCTTTAATAATTATTTTTGTAAATTTTTAAGTGCCTCACAAACACTATTATACACATTTCCAAGTGTATTTAGTTCAGTTTTACTTGCTTTTTCAGTATTCTTTACCTCAAGCTTTACAGTACAACTATCACTATCTTTTTTATCTTTTACTTCTATAACTATTTTAGCCAATGCTAAGCTTCTCCTTTCTAGTGCTTATATGCACTCTTTACCTAGTAAAGAAATAGTAGGATTGAAAAATTTTACTAGGTAAAGGCTACATATAAGTAACCTAATTATATCATTTTTTCTAATTTATGCATTATTCTAGTATATGCAAGTGTTACACTTGCTACACTTATTTCACTTTCAGGTACATGATCTAATAATATCTTTAAAATTTCAATAGCAATTTTTTCTTTACTCATTTATTCCACTTCCTTTAAAATATCTAATAATTCTATTAGCCTTATTTTACAACCATTAGTTGGCATCGTTTTTGTTTCTTTTACTATAAAATCTATTGCTCTATCAATTACTTCTTTGTATTTTTGGTTTTCTTGTTGTAATTTTTCATAATCTTTTATTATAGTTAGTAATTCTTTTTGAAACTTATCATCAAGTAATATATTCATATGTCTTAGAGAACCTTGTCTTAGTAATGATTTAAAATGTTTTATTTCTTCTTTAGTCATTATCTCACTTTACCTTTTCCTTTTACTTTTTCTTCCTCTAAAATATCTAGTATCCAATTTAAAGTATTTAATGCTACTTCTTTTTCTTTGCAATTAGGTAAACTATATAAGTAGTATATTTTTAATTTAATTTTTTCTTCAAATGACATTCCATCATAATTAATATTATATTCTTTCATATTTCCTCCTTACCATTTATAAGTTAGCATTAAGTAAAGTATATATTGCTACTACTAACATTACTAGGAAGAACATTGCTACTAGGAAGTAACATATATTCTCTACTTTTGCTTTTCTCTTTTCTTGTTGTAATAAAATATTTACAATGTGTTCAAAACAATAATAATTTTCTTTATATTCATAAAGGAAAGAAGTCCAAGTTAAACTATATTTATGGTGTCTTTTACATTCGTAGCACTCACTTTGTCCTTGCTTTTCTTTTGGTATTCTAACTTTATATTTTTTAAATAAACTTTCTATTTCTTCTTTATTCATTATTAATCACTTACTCTCTAAATAATTTACTATATTTATATAGTATAAAATTATTAATTAAAAAGATAGCCAATAATATTATTTTACTTATTATGAATAATGTTAAATTAGATGTATCACTTGAAAGTAATAACAATACCATCATTTGAATAATAAGTATTAAATTGACTACCCAATTTTTTAAATATCTTTTTTTCATTTTTATCATTCCTTTCCTATTGACAATATAAGTATATCAAATTATTATAATAATGTCAATACATTTTTTAAAACTTTTTTAAAATTTTTATTAATAAATGTTATTTGACAATTAATTAAATTTATGTTATAATTATATTAGGTAAAGGCATTAAGCCATTATACCTAGATTTATAAGCATGGTATTTAATATTTAACTTATTGTAATTTTAATATATAAAATCACAGTGAAGAACTGATATATTAAATTTTCTAGTGATATAGTGCAATAAAATATTAAAATTACTGTGCTATTTTTAATTTGAAGGTGATAATATGAATAATATTTATTATAATTATGATAAAATACTATCATATAACGCACTTCTTAATTTTATTATTGGTGAAAGAGGTGTCGGTAAATCGTATGGGGCTAAATTATATGTAGCTAAGAACTTTATTAAAAAAGGCGAAGAATTTGTTTATATTAGAAGATATAAAACAGAAGTACAATCTGCTATGATGAAACAAAATGTAGGTATATTTTTTGATCAAATTAAAAAAGATGATGCAGTAAAAAATCATGATCTTTCAAATAAAAAGAATACAATGTATATTGATAAAAAAATATGTGGTTATGCTATACCTTTATCAATAGCAAATATATTAAAATCAAGTACTTATGAAAGAGTTACTACTATTATATTTGATGAATTTATTATTGATAAAGGGTGCTATCATTATCTACAAAATGAAGTAATACAACTTCTTGATGTTATAGAAACTATAGCAAGATTAAGAAATATTAGAGTTATTTTCTTAGGTAATGCTATATCAATAACAAATCCTTACTTTACTTTCTTTGATTTAACACTTCCTTATAATTCAGAATTTAAAGTTGCAAAACGAAGTTCTAATGGTGACCCACTAATAGTTATAAACTATATTAAAAATTTAAAATATAGAGAGGTTAAGAAAAAAACTAAATTTGGTGAATTAATAGATGGTACTGAGTATGGTAAATACGCTATTGATAATGAAATGCTTAGAGATAGTAAATCTTTTATAAATAAAAAATCTAAATCATCAAAATTTTATTTCATTTTAGTTTTAAATAATAAAAAATATGGTATCTGGTGTGATTATAAAGAGGGTATGATGTATATATCAAATGATTACGATCCTAATTGTCCTGTTAGATTTACAATTAATTCTGAAGATCATGATGAATCAACACTACTAATTAGAACTAGATCATCACCATTTTTTAAATCTATTATAGAACATTATAGATTGGCAAAATTAAATTTTGAAAATCAAAAAATTAAAAATGAAATAATGAATGTAATAGTTAAATACATAACCTACTAAAATTAATTCTCCAGAGTGGAGAGTTAGGACTGTTCCGAACTCGCCCGATGGGGAATTTTTAGTGTGGGAATGTGGGGAAATAC